GCCTCAGGCCGTCCAGACGCCGGAGCCGGCGGAGGAAGAACCGGCCCGCATGAAAAGCGCCCGCGCCGCCTGCGCGGCAATGGAGAGCGCCAAAACGCTCGAAGAACTCGCGGCCGCCTACGAAAGCGGCGGACGCGCCCTCACCCGCAAGAAAGACGCGGCGGCGGAAATGGTCATCGCCACCAAGGAGAACCGCAAACGGGTGCTTGCCGAGGAGGAAATCGACGCTCTCTGCGTCGAACACGAAATCACCCAGTCCGAGTTCGCCGACCTGATGACCAAGGCGAAGGTTCCGGCCGACGAGCCGCTCACCGCCGATCAGGCCGTGGCCCTGTTGAAAGCAGTCCGGGATCACGTCAAGAACACCCGGCAAAGCGAGGATTGACCACAACACGGGGCGTCCTTAGGATGAGGACGCCATGACAACCATCTGCCGGCCTCACCGTTCATTCTCGCGCGTCATGGCTGTCCGCCTTGGACGGTGAGCCGGCTCCTTTTCCACTCCGCCACCATGCCGCAATCCATCACCTTCCACCCTCTGGCCGAGGCGTGGCCGCTCATCTCCGGCAAAGACTGGGACGAGTTCCTCGAAAGTATCGCCCGCACCAAGGGTTGCGCCTCAAACCCAATCATCGTCCGCAAGCTCCCCGACGGCTCCTTGCAGGGACTGGACGGCCGCAACCGCCTCCGGGCCTGCATCGAACTCGGATTCGAACCCACGTTCGTTACCGTCCAGGTCAAGGATGAGGACGTGGCCGCGTTCGTCGCCATGCAGAACATGCACCGGCGGCACCTCTCCCAACTCCCGCGCGCCAACCTTGCCCGCAAACTCAAGGCCGCCGGGTACTCGATCCGCGAGATCGCCCAAGCCACCAAAACCAGCCCGGCCACCATCTCCCGCGACCTGAAGGAGACGGAGAAGCCGCCGCCCGCCGACCCCGAAATGTGCGCCCGATGCGCCCGCGTCGGCCGCGTCAAAGACTGCCCGGCCTGCAAAGGGATCAGGCTCCGGAAACTCCGGGAAGAGACGGAGCGGGACATCGGCGACGAACCACGACGCCGACGCCCACCCCTCAAAGCCGGGGAAGTCGATCTTGACTGGATCGCCGTTCACGTCGCCATCGGCACGCTCGCCCGCGCGGCCGACAAGTTCGCCGACTACCACAACATCAAGGGCGGCGCCCTCCACAACGAAGTCATCGGCCAACTGGAAGGGTTTCGTGTCAAGCTGGGGCACTGGTACGAGACCGTCACCCAACGCAAGCCCCCCAAGAGGTAACCCGACATGATCCGCTGCTGTCACAACTACGTCGCCATCCGGCCCACTCCGGAATCCGTCACCCGAGGCGGCATCGTCCTGCCGGACGCCCGGAACCCGGGCAAGAACGGCATCGGCGAAGTCATCGCCGTCGGGCCGGGCAAGCACGCCAGCAACCTGATGGGGTTCGCCCACGGGCAGGAACCCATCCTCCGGCCCTGCTGCTGCAAGCCCGGCGACAAAGTCGCCTACATCTACTACGGCGCCAACGAGATACGAATCGACGGGCAGGACCTGATCGTCCTGCTCGACGACCAGATCATGGGGATTCTGCAGTGACCGCGTGGCCCCACCAGACCAAAGGCGTGGCGGACGTTCTGTCCGCCATCGCCGGTGGCGCCAGCCGGATCATCCTCACCTCCCCCACCGGCATGGGCAAAACCCGCATGTGCGCCATGCTCGTCCGGGAATGGCTCGACGCCGGCGACACCGTCATCTGGTACACCAACCGCCGCCTCCTGCTGGAGCAAACATCCGACGTTCTCGGCGAACTCGGCCTGTACCACGGAATCCGGGCCGCCGGCTACTCCGGCGACCACCTGATGCGTTTCCAGATCGCCTCCGCGCCGACCGAAGTGAGCCGCGTCAGCCGTCGCCGCGTCTGCGACCTGTTCCCGGCAACCCGCGTCCTCGTCGATGAGGCCCACATCCAGACCGGGCCGGGCATCCGCAAACTGCTGGAACGCCACTTTCTCAACGGAGCCGCCATCGTCGGCGTCACCGCCACCCCGCTCGACCTCGGCCACATGTACGACGTGATCGTCCAAGCCGGCAACGTCAGCGACGGGTTCGCCTGCAACGCCCTCACCCCGGCCATCTTCTACGGCCCCGACGAACCGGACCTTGGGCTTCTCAAACGCAAGCCCCCCGAGGGGACCGACCTGTCCGAAGCGCAAGCCCGCGAAGTGATGATGCGCCCCGGACTCTTCGGCCGCGTCCTCGACTGGTTCCGCCGCCTCAACCCCAACCGCGTCCCCTCCATCCTCTTCGCCCCAGGCGTCGCCGAGTCCATCTGGTTCGTCGATCAGTTCACCGCCGCCGGCATCTCCGCCGCCCACATCGACGGCGAATGCATCTACTACGGCGAGAAGAACGCCGACGGCTCCCCGGCCCTCGTCCCGTCCACCCAAGAGAACCGCGCCGCCGCCCTCGAAGGGTCCAGAACCGGCCGCATCACCATACTCTGCAACCGGTTCGTACTCCGCGAAGGCATCGACTGCCCGTGGCTCGGACACGCCATTCTCGCCACCGTCTTCGGCTCCCTCTCCACCTACCTGCAATCCGTCGGCCGGCTCCTGCGATACCACCCGGCCTACAAGGAGAAAATCGTTCAGGACCACGGCGGCAACTGGTGGCGACACGGCAGCCCCAACACCGACCGGGAGTGGTCCCCCGCCCTCACGTCCGGCACAGCCTACGCCATGCGCGCCGACCGGCTCCGCAAGAACCTTCAGGACAACCCGAGACGGTGCCCACAATGCGGCATGATCGTCGCCCGCAAACAGTGCCGCTGCGGCTATGTCTTCCTCTCCTACAAAACCCCACGACCCGTCATCACCCGCGACGGGAAAATCAAACTCCTCACCGGCGACATCTTCCGCCCCCGCCGCGTTGACCCACGCCCCGACGGCGTTGAGCGTTGGGTCAAAATGTACCACCGCTCCAAGAAGGCCAAACGCACCTTCCGCGCCGCTATGGCCCTCTACTGCAAAGAAAACTACGGCGTATGGCCCGATGAAAACTGGCCCTTCATGCCCACCCGCGAAATCGACTTCTACCGCCGCGTCTGCGACGTGCCAACCTCATCACTCCGGTGACTCCATGAACAAACACGACCCCGTCGTCGAACGGTATCTCACGCTCCTGATGGGATTTGTGACGCAAGCTGTCATCCGGGCCGACGCGCCCAACGCTTGGCAGTGGCTCCGGCATCAGGTCGAACCGCAACTCCGCGATCACCTGCAAGCAATGGCCGACGAACTCCGGCCGGCCCGCATCCAACGGGATAACAAAGCATCGTGAGAATCATCGACGAGGCCCTGCTCCGCGCCGTCCGCCGCCAGCCGTGCTGCTCGTGCGGCCGCCGGCCGTCCCACGCCGCCCACATCCTCGCCAAAGGCTTCGGCGGGGGCGGCAGACTGGACATACCAGAAAACGTCGTCCCGCTCTGCGCCCGCTGCCACTCGGCCAGCCACACGAGCGGCCAACCATCCACCCGCGACCTGCTCGATTACGTCGCGAGGCTGAACGGAGTCACCGCCGATGAAATCGCCGAGTACCTCTGGCAGGTCCGACGGTCCCGAACGCGGCCGCAGCCGCCGTGGCGCCGCACAACTCATCCTCTTCATCAACCGGAAACCCTACTTCCTCCGCCGAATCCAGCCCTACGAAGGCGTCGCATGGCGGATGATGGCGGTCGGTGGGACGCGGATTTATGACGTTCACGACGGCCCCGAAGGCGTATCCTGCGATTGCTGGGACTACCTGCGCCGGCGACAACACGACCCGGCCGGGTGCAAACATATCGCCGCCCTCCGGGCGGTCCAACTCCTGAGGTTCCCATGATCCCCGAGAACATCCGCGTCGGCCAGTGGGTCGCCATCAGCGGCCACCGCGCCAAACGCCACCTGACCTGCGACGGCACCCCGATGAAGGTCAAGGCGATCAACCTCCCATTCATCGTCGTCGACGTGTCCGGCGACACCGCCACCCTCGACACGCGGGCTTGGTCCCTCACCCGCATCCACAACCGGTCCTACCTGACGCTTACCCTCGCCGCCGCCGGCAAAACCGCCCAATCCATCGGCCTCGTCGGCACGCCAATCGCCACCACGGAAGCAATACAACCCACCTCTCAACGGGACGCCAAGCCCGCCCCACAACCGGACCCACTCCCCGGCGTCTGCCCCAAGTGCGGCAACGGCCTCATCCGGCGCTTCATCTCCGTCCCCAGCGAACGCGGACCGCAATTTGTCTGGATTCCGTCTTGCCCTTCCTGCGGACCGTGCTAGGATAAGCAGCGCAATGACTCCTTCCGCGCGAACCACGAACTACCTTCGGCGACAGGGGTTCCTCGTGGACTCCTGCGAACGCCGCATTCCGCGGGTGTTCGTGGCGCGCGACCTGTTCAACATCTTCGACATCATTGCACTCGGTCACCCCGGACAACCCGGCATCTTCGGCGTCCAGGCGACCAGCGGGTCGAACCACGCTTCCCGGCGGGCCAAAATCGTCCGCTCCGAAGCAGCTACCCGGTGGATCGCCAACGGCGGGCACATCATGCTCGTCAGTTGGACCAAGAAGAAGAACGGCGAACGGGTCCGATGGTCGCCGAGGGTCGAAAACATCGTGGCCTTGGACGCCACAAGCGAACCGCAAGGCGCCGGACGCGAACCGGCTGACGACCTCGACGGACGCCTACGAACAGACGGGCGATAGGGGGGGCGCCCCCAATGGTGGGGATAGCATCCCCAGCCGTCGGAGTATAGCGGTCTTCCACCCGCCGACCCGCTCCCAGCCATGGGGGGGGGTATGGGGGGGGGTATCCTTGTAAGAATCCCAAGGTGAGCCGAAGGCGAACCGACGAACAGGGGAAGACTATGCCCTCCCACAGGCGCACCGCGCGCACAGCGCAATCAAAGACTGCAAACGCGCAGCGCATGATCGCGCGCAAGCGCACGGCGCAATGTCCGGAATGCGCGCGCGTAGCACACTGTCTCTGGGTAGCCGGAATATGCAGGAGATGCTACGACCGGGCGCGGAATCGCGCGAAGAACATCGCGCAATCCCGGACGTGCATATCCTGCGGGCGCAGGCGTCAACAACTCACAGCCGATGGGTACTGCGCTGATTGTGACAGCCAGACAGAAGAGGCTCTTGAGGAGTTGATTCAGGCGCAGCTCAAGAGCGCGCCGCTCTGGTTCTGGAGGGATGTCTGGTTGCGCGGACTTTCCTACCCGATCCCTCCGGAGATACTGGAGAAGTTTCGCGCAGACCCTCCCGATCGGACGAAGGCGTATCTGGAGCGGATCGGCGCGCAGGCGGGAGAAGGTTGACGGTCGGCGCGCGCGGCGGTAGGTTAGTAGCAGAGCGCGAACATCCACCTCCAAAGCAGCGCAAACTTGGCGCAGACAGGGGAACGAGCCATGACGTTCACCAACTTGACCCCTCATCCCATCACCATCCAGCGGCCCTATGGAGATCGGCTCACGCTTGCGCCGGCCATGCCGCCGGCGCGCGTGGAGCCTGCGCCGGACGTGAACGAGCAGTGGGTGGACGATATTTGCGTCGTCCGGCGTGCGCCGTCGGGCGGACGCGTTGTCGGCCTGCCGGATGAGCAGCCCGACACTCTGTACGTCGTCTCGCTCGCGGTCCTCTCTGCGTTGCACGCGGCTGGCAGCACGCGGCAGGACGTGGTGGCGCCCGGGACGGGGCCGACTGATCACCCGATCCGGGAAGGTGGCCAGGTCGTCGCGGTGACGCGGCTGGTCGGGCTGCCGCCCGGCGTGATGAGCAACGGGTCGTAATGACCCGCCCCCAAGGCCGGAGTGGGGTGCGCTGAGGCATGCGGCGCGAAACCCGGTCAACGCGGCCCTGGTCCAAGAGTCGCCGGGGTGACGCGAGCTTTCGGGTGATGCTTAAACCCGATCATGTGTGGGCGAAGCAGGTCGCGAGCGGCGCGGTGCCGCTTCCGGGGTTCGACTCCCCGGCCACACAATCGCTCCCGCCGGGCGGGGCAGGCTGATCCCTCGTGTCTGACCGTTGGATTGGCTCCCGACCGCTTGTCCGGGTGTGCCGGGCGGCGGTGGTCAAAGGACGCCCTCGGCGGGGGCTTTTGGAGACGCGACGTGGCCTACTTCCTCATTACCCTGACCGTGTCCGCCATCGTCTTGGCCGCTCTCGTCGTCTACGAACTGCGGCGGGTCAAGGACGACGACCCGATCGACACCCTCTGGGGCAAGTTCTGAACGCTGGCCGGACTCGGCGCGTCGTCGCCATGAGAAGAGCGATTCGTGACGAACCATGAGAATTACAACGTCACCCGACGCGGAGGCCGCGTCAGCGTTTCTCGCGGACGCCGCTCGCTGCGCGAACATGACCGGCCCGCAAGGAACCGGCTGTGTCACTCTACGAGTCGCGGTGATCGAAGCCTTGGTCGCCATGCTCCAAGGCACGGCGACGAACGCACAACGGTCCTTGGTCGCGGCGGAGCACGAAGTCACGCGCGAGGTGATGGAAAGGCTCGTCAGAGGCAGGCGTCTACGCCCTGTTGGACGAATCCGAAGGCGAGCGGGCCAAACGCCGGCCGGTCGAATGAGTTGACCGCAGGGGCGGGTTGTGAGGGCGCTGTGGCCTATTTCTTGAGCGCCTGCCGGGCCAGCTTGAGCTTCAGTTCGTCGATCTGCTTCTTCCGTTCCGGAGACGCGGTTTGCGCCTCCTTCGCCAGTTCGGTGATCTGCCGGTAGTACTTGCGCATCTGCGCCAGTTCGGCCGTGGGGGCCTGCTTGCGGCCGTCCCGCTTCTCGGCGAGAAAGTCGCCTTCCATGCGGTTGTACGTCTCGTAGAACTCGTCCAGCGACCGGCGGGCGTTGCGGACGGGTGAGACAGGCAGCAGGCTGGCGGCGAGTCCGGGGCCGCTCACGTCGGTCCGCCCGGCGGTCAGTTGGTTGATAGCGAACGGGAGTTGGTAGCGGGTGAACTTGTCCATCGGGTTCAGCTTCTCGTCCCGCTTGGGCACGACGGGCGCGCCGAACGCATTCTCGTTCCCCCGGATCATGTCGTAGATTCTGAGCGGGACGGGAACCGGGGACGGCGGAGTGGTAGCCTCGAAGAGTTGCCGCAAAGCGCCTTTCACGTCCGGGTTCCGATTGGTGGCCGCGTCCAGAGCCGCGAGCATGGTCGCGCCCAAGCCGATATCGCCGAACTCCTGCGGGCCACGGATGCGGAATGGTTGGCCACCAATCGCGACGACGTAGTTTTTGTACCTGTCGGAGGCGGACAGTTCCTCGTACCACGGCTGGTCCTTGGCGTAGAGCCAGTGCATGAGCCGCATGGACAGCATGAGGCCGGTGGCGGCGGCAGCGCCGGACGGGTTGTTCTTCCAGTTCCGGATTTGCCGGTCGATGGCGGCCATTGTCGGGCCGAAGAACGGCACGATCGAGTTGACCTCGCGGGTGATGTAGCCTTGGCGGTTGAAGTTGACGGTGACTTCCGCCGCCGCGTTGCCCGCGCGGACGATGACGGACCACGGGATCGGGTCGCGCCACGCCAGCCCCATCGCCGCCGCCGCGTCCGCCTGCGCGATCAGGGACCGCAACTTTTTCTCGGAATACCCCATCGCCTCCATTTCGTTGAGCCATTCGACGTATCGCGGCGCGAGTTCGGCGGACGACAACACGTTGATCGCCTGCCGGGCGTAGTCGGTGGGGGTGCGGATGGTGCTGATCGGCATGACCGCGAACGCCCGGCTTTCCCGGCCACGGTTGCGGACGAACTCGTCGAACAGGCGGTCCTTCGGCTGTTTGCCGAGGAGCATGTCCCATTCGTACCGGTAAGCCGTGGCGAGCGTTTGCGGCAGTTTGGCGGCCGAGGCCCAGTTTGTCGTGTTTCCGAGGAAGGTGCGGGCGTCGCGTGGGATGTTGGCGAACTGCCATGACGCGGATATGCCGGTGGCGGCGGTCCGCTGGATGTCGGCGGCGAGCTTGACCGGCCGGATGTTGGTCATCGGGATCGTCAGGTTCTTGAGACCCCGCAGGAACATGGTAACCGGCGAGTTGTCGCCGATGGTGCCGGTGATGATCTCGTACAGTGCGCGGTCCTTGATGCGGAACGCGACCTCCTGACCGTTCGGCCCGTTCCAGTACCACATCGCCTCGTCGCCCGACTCCGGCCACGGCTGGTAGGTGAACAGGGAGGCGTCGCCTCCAAGAACGTCGAGCAGGACTTTCTTGTCCGCGTCCGACAAATCCTTGCTCGCCCGGATCGCCTGCACGCGGTCGGCATAGCTCCGCTTGGGGTGGGCGTGGAACACGGCGCCGTACTTGGCGTTGCCCGGTTGCAGAAGGAACTCGGCAATGGCGTTGTCCCGCAACTGCCGGGTGAGCAGGTACGCCGTGCGGCGGTAGCGCTGTTCGAGGGAGACGAGCGGGTCGATGATGGGCTGCCCGCCGCCGGACCGCTGGCGGAACACGGGCGGGATGTAATCCCCTCGGCGGGGGATCCAGCTTTTCCACCCGCTTTCCGGGCGGAGCCGGTCGGTCGGCACGTAATCCGGGAAGACTTCCTTGTAGTAGTCAACGACTTCCTGATCGAGCAGGTGAACGTCCGGGGATGCGAGGGCGTCCCGCATGGCGTTCATGGTCTCGGTGTAGGCGTCGGCAAACGCTTCCGCCCGGGAGGCGAAGTCGGCGTCCTGCCGAAGCTCCGTGAGCGCTTCCCGGAACTGGTTCAATTCCCATTCGGGAACGAGCCGCCGGTTGCGGTCCACGTACCCGCTTTCGCTCGGGTTCCTCGCCCGGGGGTGCTCCCTGACGGGCGTGCCTTGCCGGATCGACTCGTTGACGATGTGCCGGGCGAGCGTGTAGAGGCCGATCTTGGTCACGTCCCGGCCGGGGACCCGCTCCAGGTCTTCCGGCTTGAGCAAGGCCATCAACTCGTCCTTGGACTTGCCGATCTTCCGCCAGTAGCCGTTCCGCAACTCCATGACGCCGGTCGTCTTGAGTCGGTCCGCGAGCCAGATTTCCGCCCCTTCCAGGTAGCGGACCACCTTGGCGGCTTCCGTGGCCCCGATCTGCTCCAGCGTGTCGATCCGGTCCAGAAAGGCGCGGCGATACCACGACCGGAACCGGTTCATGTACGACTCGACCGCTTCGCCCCGCGTCATCACCGGCTGCGGCATGGACGATCCGCCGGACATCAGGCCGGCGGCGCGGGTCACGACGCTTTGTGCCGCCCAGCCGCGGTACAGTTCCCCGACCCGGTCCATGAGTTTTGCCATGCCGGACGACTGGGACCAGTCTTCGGCGAACGCCGACGCGGCGATCTGGTTGGGCGTCAGTTCCGCGTCCCACAACTCCCCGGTGGTCCTGCGTTTGGCCCACGCGGCCAACCCTTCGAGCATGGTCACGGCATCGACCGGCGCGCTCTGGTCGTAGAACTCGCGGAACCCCTCCGCCACGCCGGGAGGCATACTCTTCGGGTCCGGGTTGAACCCGTACTTGACCGAGTAGTTGTGGACGTTCTCTTCGAGAGAAATGAGCGGGTTGTTCGCCGCTTCGCTCGAAATGATGATCTTTTGTTCTCGCGGCGTGGCGGTCGCGAGCGCGTTGGCGAACGCCGTGCGGGGGGCGACGTACTCGCCGCTGCCGAAGAGGTAGTTCTGGGTGGCGACGATGTCGCCCGGGGTGACCGTGTTGGGTTCCCCGGTCGCCGGCCTGCTGAGGAACAGGGTGGTGTCGTCGGCTCCCATTTCGCCGATGGTGTTTCGCTCCATCGGCAGGCGGGCTACTCCGGAGGCGCCGGGCCGAGGCTTGGGCCGGTCGGCAGGTCCAACGGCGGCGGTTCTTGTGGCGAAGAGGGTTCCTGCGTCGCCGGCGTCGGAGCGCCGTAAATCCGCCTCAACTTCTCTTTGAGCCTCCTCAATGATCTGTCGAGTCTCCTCCGGCGTGAGTCCGGCGACTCGGGCTTCTTGCTGGACATCGTAAACCTCCTTCATCGCCCCGAAGAGCGCGCCTTCCCGCTTGTCCACCCCGAGCGTCCGCGCGGCCATTTCCGCCACGTCCGGGTTCTCTTCGCGGAACATCCCCGTCTGGGATTCCCGCAACTCGTTGACGAACCTGTTCATCCGGTCGCGGAACTGCGCCGGGTAGTTGCCGTACCGGACAATGAACTCCAAGAGCATGTTCGAGGCGTCCACGTCCACCATGGACTCGCCGGTGAGCGTCTTTTGCCGCAGTTCCTGATCCAACTTGGCTTTGCGTTTCGCCCACGCCGCTTCGCGTTGGGACGTTTCGACGGCCGGGAACAGTTCGATCCGGCTTTCGGCAATGGCCTTGAAAGCCTCGTGCATCTGCGGGACGGGGCTGCCGTAGGGGAAGTCCCGCTTGATCTTGATGAGGGCCATTGTGGCCCCTTCCAGCCCCTGCATGAGCCGGGCGTTGCCGATGCTTTTGGCGTCCTCCACCGCTTCCACGGGCATGGCCTTGGTGAGGAGCATGGACTGGACGATTTCCTTGCCGGTCTCGGTCAGCATCCGGTCGGGGCCTTCGAGGAACAGCTTGGACCGCATGGTCTCGGGGACTCGCTCCCACAGCGCCCTGCGGTACGCCCTGCCGGTGTTCTTGTCGGACACGATCTCGGAGAACGTCCTACCGGAGTCGAGTTTGAGGGCGTTGAGGATGGAGTCGTCGATGAGGTTGCCGAGCGACGCCCCCGCCCGCGCGGGCGACTGCTCCTGCGTGGACGAGACGTTCCCCACGTCGGCGAACATTCTGGCCTGCCACGATGACGGGGACATTTCGACCACCCGGACCAGCGCCGGGTTGCGGAACGCGGCCACCTCGTCCGGCTTGAAGCCGAATTGCTCGGCCGACTCGATCAGCAGCTTGCGATACTCGTCGTACTTGCCCGAATGCAGGGCCATTTTGAGCGCGATCAACCGGCCGTTGCCGTTGATGGCGGTCCCGTCTTCGGTCACCGACGGCGGCCCGCTCGTCGCGTCCGGGTTGGTGTTGATCATGTACTCGGGGATGAGGTCATCCGCGATGCGCATGATCTTGGCCTGCTCGTTGGCGTCCGTGTCGTAGTTGCGCGGCTGAAGTCCTTTCGGGTGGCCCGGACGCGGCCTGATGATGCCGTAGGCCGGGGCCTCGTGGGAGGCGTGAACGTCGTCCAGTTCGCGGATTTCAAACCGCCCCTTGACCCTGCGCATTTCCTTCTTGGGCGTGACGATTTGCGTCTCCGCGCCGATCAGCCGTGGGCCGGAGAAGGTGGTTTGCGCTTCGGACCCGGTCGGTTGTGGGCCGGACTGGTCCGGTTGGCCGGCCCGGCCGCCCGCCAGAGCGTCTGCGTACTTCTGCGCTTGGCTTTCCACAAGTCCGCCTGGGGCGAAGCGGATGTTGTCCTTGGCCCGCGCGGCCCGCCACGCGGCTTCGGTGGGGTATTTGGCGACCTCCGCCTCGATTTTCTGGAGCAGCCCGGCAACGTCCTGTTTCAGGCCGGTCCGGATTCGTTCTGCGTCCAACGCGGCGATCAGGTCGGCCCGTGCCGCGTCAACGGCCGTTCGTTGGGCCGGCAAGGCGTTCTGGTCCGCGTCGAACGGCTCCGTCCGCTGGGCCGGCCGCTCCTGCTTTTCCTGATCCACCCGTGGCACGTCCTCGCGCTCGGGCTGGAAAAGCTCCGGCTGCTGCTTCTGCACATCGACCTTCGGCCGCTCCGGCGGTGGCGGCTCGACCGGCCTGGCATACGCTTCCCGCACCTGGTCCGCCAGCGCCTTGATCTGCTCGTCCGGCAGAACCTTCCGCAACTCCTCCAACGCCTTTCTCGGCGTCTTGGCCTTGATCCCCAACGCCGCACTCAGCGCCAACGCCTGCTCGTCGGTCAATCCCGAGAATGGCGTTTGCTCTTGCGCAATTTGCGCAGGACGCGTTTGGCGCTCTTCGGCGGGTCTCAGGCCGTCTTCGGGCACCCGAGGCGGTTTAAGGGCCTTTTTTGTCTGCGGAACGGCCTTCTGCGCGGCTCCGTAGCGTTCCTCGGTGATCCGGATGAGGTCGTCGATGCTGGGCGGGAGTTCGACGGCGGTTGTCTGGGCCGGTTCGGCGGTGGTTGGTTCCAGTCCGACGGCGGGCCGGGGCGGGGGCTGTTCGGTCGGGAACGCTTCCGGGGCCGGGACGGCCGTGTCCGGGGGAGGCGGTGTCCCTTCGGCGGCGATCTTGGCTTCGGGCAGTTCGATGGGCGGGGGGTTGTCCCGGACGATGAGTTTGGATTCCTGCTGGAACAGCCTCTCCAGCAGCGTGAGCGGCCGACGGGGCGGTCGCGGAGGGGCCTCCATCGGGACCTCGGCCGGCCGGGGCGGCGTCGGTTCGGCCGTCGTCTGGGCCAGCGCCTGCCGGTAGGTCGCTTCGCTCGGCTCCACGCTCACTTCCCGGCCGCGCAGCCGGGGCGGCGTGGTTTTCAGCCCGTCTAACCGACCGCCCCGAACGCCAACGAGGTCGTAGGCTCTGGGAACGCTGACCGAGCCGGTGTCCGGCGGCGTTTCCGGGCCACGCAGCGGCTGGATGATCTCCGGATAAACCTCCGTCGTCTGTTGCAGAGCCAGCCGGGCCGCTTCCTCCATCGCCAGCTTGCGAGCCTTCGCCTCCCGCATCCGCTGGGCGAAGAACCCACCCGCCTCCTGATTCACCTGAAACGCCGCGTTCGTCGCCACGTCCATGACGATCTGCTTGACCGCCGCGTCGTAATCCCCCCGCACGATGTCGCCGATCGTGCCCCAACCGGTGTCCAGCCCGGCAATGTTCGTCGCCACGTCCGCCGCCTGCGTAATCGCCGGCCCGACAACGCTTTGCGCCGCCACCCGGCTCGCGACCTGCTTCCACGACATGCCGGGGATGAGAGAATCGAGTTTGTTGCTCAGCCCGGCCATGATGGTCATGGCCATGAACGACCGGGCGACGGCCGCCGGCGCCGAGGCAATGTCAAGCGGGTCCTTGCCCTGCTCGATGTTGCGCTGCATGAGCGGCGTGGCCGTCATCGACGGCGACAGCGCCCCCACCAAGCCCATCCGCACGCCGACCGGCGCGGACGCCAGCGCGGACCGCAACCCCGTGGCCGCCGCGCCCACTTTGAGCAAGCCGCCGGTTAATTGGAACTCGGCCGCCAGCCCCGGCACGCGGAGAAGGCTTGACGCCACCGCCGTGCCCAACCCGCCGCCGAAGTCCGCGTTCTGGAACAGTTCGTAAATCGCGATGGCGCGGGCGTCCGAATCGTTCCCTTCGCCCGCGTCGTACCGACGCTTGGCCGCTCCGTAGAGGTACGTCATCAGCGGGTCGCGGAACACCCCGACCGCGCTGCGAAGCAGCCAGTGCGGGACCGAATTGGCCTTCGAGCCGTACTCTTCGGCCACCTCCCGCCGGATGCGGTTCATTTTCCCCGACCGCACGAGCTTCGGGTACTCCGCCTCCGCGTCCGACGGGTCCACGTCCGGGTACACCTGCTTAAACGCCTTGCTCGCCTCCTCCCACGACGCGCCTCGGCCGCCCATATCCTCGAAAAAGGCCCGGTATTCCCGGGCCTTGCGTCGCACGTCAGCGCTGGGGTCGAGCGGGTCCGGCGCGTCCGGCCGCGCCGCGCTTCTCTCGTCAAGCCGCCGCAACTCGGCCCGCAACTCCTCGTCCGACATCTTGCTCAAATCGGACTCGCCCGGTTCTGGTTCGGCCGGCTTGTTCCGCTCCGGCATCCGGTTCAGCGCGTCCAACTCGGCCAGCAACTGCTCGTCCGTCAACTCGCTCAGGTCGTCGGTCATCATCTCGCCCTCACGGCGCAAAGCCTGCGCCAAAACTTCTCGCCCGGTCCATGAGTTCGCGGTCCCTTGCCTTGTCCTGACGCCGCCGCAACTCCGCCTCGATCATCCGACGCCGCGCTTCAATCTTTTCCGCCGTCTTGAACGTCTCCCCGACCGTCAGCGGCTGCGGTTTCGGTCCTTGCAGCCGTGGAATCAGTCGCGGCCGCTCCCGAAGCTCCTTGGCCGCCTTGGTGTTGGGGTACTGCTCAAGAATCTGCCGCGTCAACTGTTCCGCGCCACGGGCCGTGGTTTCCTGCGGGTTCAGCCGGCCCCGCTCGATCAGGGCGTCCAACTGATCCAGCAGCCCCTTGGCCGCGTACTCGTCCGGCCCGCCGGCGGCCTGAATTTCCGCTTCTTGCCGTTGCCGCTCCGCCATGTCCGCCTGCATCCGATCGTAAATCTCGACCGCGGCGGCAGGGCTTGCCACGTCTCCCTTTCTGGCGGCTTCGATCTCGGCAAGCGTCTTGGCCTGCTTCCACAACTGATCGGTGGTCGGCGTGCCGCTGCTCGACGTGCCGCGACGGCGGTCCACCGGGACCAGCAGGCCGTCCTTGTTGAGTTGGTACTTCACCCCGTCAATGGTGACGAGGAACCGCTGGACAGCTTCCGTGTTGATGCCGCGTTCGGCGTTCAGCAGGGCGTTCATTTTCGCCCGCTGATCCATCATCTGCTGTTCGGCCAGCTTCTGCTTCCGCGCCCGGTCCACGGCCTGACGGGCTTGCAGCAGGACCGTGCCGCCGTTGATGTAGCCGAGAAGCTCGTCGGCCTCGCGTTGGGACAGTTCCCCCGCCGCCAACTGCCGCTCGACGAAGGCCCGCGCGGCGTGCATCTGCTGGAGCCGGTTGGCGTCCGCCTGAGTGAAGTCGGGCGACCGCATCCGCTGCGAAATCTCCAGCGCCGCTTGCAGTTCCCAATCTTCCTTCGGCCCCCGAGTCGCCTGCTGCGCGTAGATCAGCGCCCGTCGCTCGGCCGCCCGCTCGGCCGGCGACAGCCGAGGGTTGTCCACGTCGAAGTTGAAAATGTACGGCCCTTGCCTTCGGGGCGCAGGTTTGGCGGGTTGCTGCGGCCGCTGTTCCTGCCGGAGGGGAGGCAGAGGACGTTCGTCCACGTCCTCCGGGGCCATCATACTCGGCGGGATGACGTAATCGTCCTCAGGGAGCGGCTCGTCGTCGAGGACCGGATCGGCCACGCCGAACCCGTAGTCGAGGTCCTCTTGCGGGAAAAGATCGTCGTCGTCCGCGTAGTCGAACTCGTCCATGCTCGGTCCTCAGGCGTAGTCGCGGCCGCCGTCGATAGTAAACTCACGCGGCAGCATGGGAAGATCATACGGATAATCCGGCACCCAGTCGTCGTCCTCGCCCTGTGTCCCACCGTCCTGTGTCCCACCGGTCGGCGGGTTCAAGATCAGAATCTGCGGACCGCCGCCGCCCGAACCGCTTGAACCTCGTGAACCTCCTGAGCCGCCTATCGCGCCCTGTCTCACCCCCAGCCCGGCGGGCCAGCCGCCACGCGGCGGGTCGTCGATGGGACGCCTCCAGTCCTTGAAGGGCGGGGCCTTTTGAATCCCCCCGCCTCCGCCACCGCTTACGGGGAACCACCGCCATTGTGGCTTGTTGCGGTCTTCCCGGTTCAGGTCGAATTGGCGGCGTTCTTCCGCCAGCCGCTCTATCGCCATCGCAAGGGAGGACATGTCCGAGAACGACGGGACCGGGTCCTGATAGCTGCCCTGATAACGCAGCGTGTCGCCACGCAACCCGGCGATGGCCTGCATCCGCCGCACGGCAATGTCGTTGTTGAGCCGGGTCAAATCCCGACGATACCGGTCACCCACCCCCTGCCGGAGCGAGTCCGAGATTGTCGTGTTGCTCAGCCCGCGCGAAATCGCCGACTGCTGGGTCCGCGCCGTCTCCTGCGTGTAGTAGTCCGTCAGATCCCGAAGCTGGTTCTGCCCCATCTGATCCAGATCACGCAACACGTCCTGCTCGCGCATCTGGTAGGCCGCCAACGTCTGCTCGTACCGCGCCCGGTTCGCCGCCACCGCGTTCGCGTACTGCTGCTGGTAGTTGGACAACAACGACCCGAGCGCCCCGCCTTGCCGGTTGGCCGCCGGCGCCGAAAACTTCGCGAACATGCCATCACCCTCCTAAGCCGCCGTGTCATTGTCCAGGTAAAACGCCGGCATCCCGCCTACCCACGTCCCCTGCGCCTGCAACGTCGCCGCCGGGGCCGGCAGCGCCCCGCCCGTGACAGGGAACTGGAACAGGTACGTTCCAATATACCCGGCCGACGCCAGCAGGTTGCCCGGCAAACTCCCCGGCGCCGTCGCAATCTGCCCGTCCGTCGCCCCGGTCGTCGTCCCGACGCAACCCACCCCAGCCGTAGTTCCCGCCGCGTTGACCGAACACGCAACGAAATACGGCGTACCCGCCGTGAGCGTGATCCCGCCGGCGTCCACCGATCCCCACGTCGCAGCCGCCGTGTTAAAGCTCAACTCGCCCGTGAGCCGGGCCAAATCCGACAGCCGGTACAGAGCCACCCGGTACACGCCCGTCGTCGCCCCCACCCCGTACCACCGGATGCGGTTGACCGTGATCGTCGCCGGTGGCAGCACCAGAGAACAGCGGGCAATCGACGTGCTGATGTTGTTCGGCGTCGCCGCCACGTTCCCGCTCCGCATGTACAACGCGGTCTGCATCGTCGGGTCCGCGACAAACGAGCCGATCACCTTCGTGGCCCACGCCGGAACCACCGGCTGCCACGACAAATCCCCGCGCAGGAACGTAGTCGCGTTCGCCGTCCCCGTCCCCAAATCCGCCGCCGCCAACGACCGGAACGCCGGCGTCGCCGCCCCGCCACTCGCCGGCCCCGCAAACACCTTGTTGGCCGCCTGATTCGCAAACCCCAAGCCCGCGGGACTCAGGTTGAGCGCAGACGTGTTCAGGTCGATCCGCAACCCGCCCGAATACTCCAGCCCCGACGGAGACGCCAGCGACGGCCGCAGGTCGTAACCCCCCAGCCCCGTCTTCGCCACCGTGCCCGTGGCGATCAGCGAGTTCAACACCTCCCGCACCCGATCACAAAACCGCCGCACCCGCGTCGGATCGGCCGCGTCCGTCACCCGGGGAATCCACTCATTCTCGACCGCCATCACAAACCCCCACGCCGCCGGTCAATTATGAGCAAAATCTCATAATGTTTCATATGAAACAAAACGCACGAAACGGCCGCTTAACTACACGGTCGGGGCGGCGGCCTTGTACGGGTGGTTCATGGGCAGGTTGCCTTGCAGCCCGTACTTCCAGGCCAGGTAGCCTTCCATCAAGGCTGCGTCGGCGGCGCTCAGGTACTCGTTGATGAACGCGACTTCGGCGATGTCGCATTGCAGGAACCCCTGCCCCTGATAGCGGCCGAGGTAGAACAGGCCGGACACCAACGACGTGTTGCCCGAGGCGGCCGTGACCTCCGTGCCGCCGTTGACCTTGACGCCGATCATTCCGGCGCCGTGCCGGCTGGTGTACAGCGTCCAGACGTTGAGCGTTCCGGGGGCCTCCGCCGTGTCCGCGTTCCCGTCCCAGTTGTACGCCACCGCCGCGCCGGTGTTCTTCTGCAACAGCGCCGCGAACCCGCCCGCGTCCGTCCAGAACCCCTTCGTCAGATTGCTCACGTTGGAGGCGCCCTTGGCGACGATGAACGCATGGTATGCCGACGCGGTGATGTAGGCGCTGATCGGCAGCCCGGCGAAGTAGTCGTCCACCCCGTCGAACCGCAGCGCCGATTTCCCGTTGACCTCGTTCTTCTCCAGCGACGGCCACGGGGCGTTCGACACGTTCTCGTTGAACAGCGTCCCGCCGGCCGAACCGTAGTTGGCCAGTTCGCTCACCTTGTCCCCGTCGTTGAAGAAGTCGTCCAGGTCCGACGCGAACGCCCACAACGTGAGCCGCGAACCCAACAGGTCCGGCGTCCACAGCGTCCCCGGCGTCGGCGTCGGATCGACCGGGGCCGTGTCGTCCGACATGACCGGAGCCGGCGAACGGTAGAAAACCCGCTGCGCCGTCTTCGGCAGCGTCTCGATCACCGCCAACATGCTGTCCAACGACCACAGCTTCTCCAGCGCCGACGAATGGAGCCGGATGTACATGGCGTGACCGCGCACCCGCGCGGGCTGGGAATAGTTCCGGCCGGCGATGAACGTCCCGTCAAACGAGCTAGGGTTGTGACTCGCCGCTTCCGCGCTCTCGCCGACATGCACCGAAAAATCCACGTCGGACGAGTTCTGCCACAACGTGCATTGCAGGTCTTGCATCCGAAACGCATTCCCGCCCCTCTGCACCAGACTCAGGTACACCTCGCTCTGAATCGCGACCCCGTCGTCGCTCTTGGCCGTGTCCGACCACTCCCGGATGAACCCGTCCCGGCCACCCATCAGGATCACCCGGTCGTCCGGGGCGTCCCCGTCAAACAGGTACACCGCCATCGGGTTGTGAACCGTGTTCGCGAACTCGTCCGGCCACCACGAAAACGCCCCGCCTTGGGCCGTCGCCGGCTGAAACACCTCCCGGCCCTCGTCGAACCAGTAGTGCGTCGTCGCCTCCGACGCCGCCAGCGGGGTGATGAACAGGTGGCACCCCTCCTTCTCGTCGTCCCACACCATGCGGACGATGTGCTTCGACAGGTCCACGTCCATGAGCCGGTCGTTGATCGGAGCCGACACCAGCGTCGGCTTGGCCCCCGGCCGCATCCGGTACACCCCGCCCCGCTGGCCGAAGAAGTACAACGTCCCGTCCGGAGCCACCGTCCACGCCCGACCCCACGCGCCTCCCACCACGGCCGAGATCAGGTCGAACCGGCCCCCCTCCGCCGGGTCGCCCGTCATCTGCCAGACCGAATGGTCGCACAGGAAGATCAACAGGTCGTCCGACAGCGGCACGATCCCGTTCACCACGTCCGGACACTTGCCCGCCGGCGCGTTCGCCCCCGCCACCGCCTGCGTCGCCAACGGCACAGCCGGGTTGTAATCGAAGTTCCCCGGGTCGAAGACGGCCGACATGAACCAGTTCTGCCGGTCACCCTCCAAACCCGCCAGAACCAGCCGACCCCGCCACGTCTCAATCAGCGTGCATTTCCGCCCGCTCGATGACGCCGGCAGACTCCCCGCCGTCGCCGTCAGCGTCCCCGAAACGTTCTTCTCCCCGTCGTACGTGCGGTAGTTCGTCCCGTCGGCGAAGTACAACTTCCCGCCCAACACGGTCGAGAACACCACCGGCGCCGACCCGTCGCAGAAGTTCGTCGCCAGCACGGACCGCGCCGAACGGTTGAACTGGTACAACGTCCCGCCCGCCACCGCAACCTTGCGGTGAATCCGCGTCGGCCGCGACGCCGAACCGTAAGGAGCCAGATTGTCGCCCGTGCATTGCAGCCACAGGAAGTCCGTCGTCACCCCACGGTTCGTCTGCGCCGTCCAGTTCGTCGTCACCCCGTTGACCGTCAGCGAAATGAGGTCCGTGTTCCCGGCCGCCACCGACCGCCGCAACCGCATCGACCCCAACCCGTCCGCGCACACCGCGTCCCACGCGACGTTCGACGGCTTGGCCCGGTTGACAAGCACGCCGTCCACCGCCCCAAACCGCTGGTACGAGTCGTCCGCCGTCGCCCCCGTCACGTTCGGGAATATCGCGTTGCCCACCACGCAGATGGAGAACGTCGTCGGCTCGTAAGCGATGTCCCGCGCCCCCGAGGTCGTCGAGGTCACCGCGCCCGCCGTCCCGAACGCCGCCACCAACGTCCCCGACCAGTCCACCTTCATCAGCTTGTTGACGCCTGCCCCGGATGCGTTCGTCAGCACGTAGTAGTTCCCACCCTGATCGGCCACCACCCGCGCCTGATACGAAACGAACGGGTCTTGCAACGTCGTCTCGCTCGTCACTTGCCCCGTCGCCGCGTTGATTAGCTGCAACAGCAGCTTGTTGTCCTTGCCGCCCACCACGCCGACCAGCGACCCGCCAATCGCCATGCACTGGTACGCCCGCGTCGGCGTCGCCGTCGCGCTGACCAGCCCGCCGTTCGTGTCGATCCACGGACCCGGGTCCAGCCGCGCCCCGTTGCCCGCCGAGAATCGGTAAATCCCCGGCGCCGTCGCGTCCACGACCCAGACGTAAACCACGTTGTCCAGCGCGCCCAGCCCCCACAGCTTCAGGCCCGAGCCGGTCCCGGTCGCCGTCATGTCCACGCTCCAGACGGCCGAGCCGGTCGAACTGATCTTCCGCACCCGGATTAAACCGGTCCCCACGGATGCGACGTAAAAGGCGCCCGCGTTGTCGATGCACGCCAGACTTTGATTGCCCGCCAACGCCGTCGGCACCGCCGTCGCCCCGCCCGTCGTCGCGTCGCGGATGTCCAGCGCCGTCCCCGTCGATCCCGTCGTCAGCATGTCGCCCTTGGGCGTAATCTGGCTCCGCGACACCACCACGGCGTTGATGTCCTGCACCGAATGGCCGCCCATGCTCTGCGGGCAGTGCTTGACCAGCCCCGGACGCCGCGAACCCTGCCGCCGACCCGTCCGCCCGTTGAACGGACGCACGTTCACTACCTGCGGCGTCGTCATCCGCCGCTGAGCCGCAAACGCCCCGGACACGTCCAGTCCGCCGAACGGGAAACTCACGCTGATGTAGTCCGCCACGCCCGCCTCACGGATTCAGGGAATACGTTTCCAGAAGGTTGGTAATGCTCGCCACCACGTCCGCCGACAGCGCCGTGTCGTGCGCCGCGATCGCCAGCGTCTTGACGGTCGGCTCCGTCCACTGGTTCGCGTTCGGCCGGCCGAACAACAGCTTCAGCGTTATCACCCCGCTCAACGTGCCGAGAAACACCACGCCGCCGCCCTGGGCCTGCGCCCTGACCACGTCGGCTTGGTCCCGCCAGACATGGAGCCAGTGCAGACCCGAGACGGGCGGCACAGTATTGTTGACGGTCCCGCCGTCGTTGCGGACGACGTAGACCGCGTTGTCGTTCCACCAGCAGACGGCAGGGTTGTTGCTTCCGCTACCCGACCAGATCATCAGCTTCGCCGCGCTCGGCCGCACGCCACGCCAGAACACGTGGAAAGCCCCGGAGCACTCCAGAGGGGAGTCCGCAGCCAGCCGGTGATTGGTCCCTGCTTCGACCCACCGCTCGCCGGAAACGTTGCGCCACACTGGCTGAAAACTCTGATTTCCTTGCGACGCCAAGCCACCAACGGAACGGTCAATCCACGTTTGAATGAGGGTTCCGCTCGCGTTGCATCCTTGGCCACCGTCGTCCAGACAATACTCGCTCGGTACGCCGCCCACCTCGTACCACCGCGAGACGTAAAGCCACGCCGGAAAGCCAGCGGCCGCCGACCTGGCCAGCCGAGGGCCAAGCCGACGGCCACGATAATCGCGCCCGCCGTACAAGTGCATACCCACCTCAGTACATAAGCCGGAACAGCGCGTTCGCGCCGCTGCTTGTCACGTTCTGAAACGCGAACTCGATCACCTCGCACCCCTTCACGTCCGCGATGACGTGCGCGGGAATGTTCACGCCGTTGTTGACCACGTCGATCGACACCCCGTCGTTCCCCTCCGACGCGCCCCCATTAGTCCGCACCGTGATCGTGTCCGCCAGCCGCAACGTCTGCCCCGCGTAATTCATCGTCATCGCCGACAGCGTGCAATTCACGCCGAACAGCAGCGTCGGAACCCACACGCCGGCCTCCGGGTCGTTCCCGTCGAACAGGAAGTTCCACCCGATCAGCCGCATGGCCAGCGTCTGGCCGGCGTTGCCCGCGCCGCACGGGATGACCATGACCGAGTTGGGCATGGTCCCGTTCGGGTCGGCCGCGCACCGCACCCGCGCCCGGGCCGCTGCCTGACCGACCCCGTTCCCGGACGACTCCGTAACCCCGCTTCGGCCCGCGACCGGTATGAACGACGGGAACGCAACGTCCGTCGTGTTCGTAACCCGCGCCAACGCCAGCCGGCCGCCCCGCGTCTCGACGTACATGCTCGCCCCTCCATCAGGACAGCGGCGTGACTTCCGTGCCCGTCGCCGACGTGTGACCGATCACCAGCATCTCGTTCGGGGCCATGTCAATCAAACGGAAATGATCGCCCTTGATGCCGCCCTGCGTGCTGCCGTTGAGCGTGATCGTCGTCGACCCCGCCACCTCGTAGGCCGCCAGCGTCGAACCGTTGTCCGCCAACTGGTAGATGTTGCCGAACAACGACACGCCCGTCGCCCGCGTCATCACGATCGCGTTGCTCGTGACCGTCGTGCCGACCACGATGTTGTACTGCGCCCCGCTTCCCGTCGCCGGCGGCAACGTCACCGTGCAGCCCGCCGCCCGGTTGATCGTCGTGACCTTGTTCTCATGCTCGTCCCGCGTCATCACCAGCGTCGCCGCCGTCACGTTCACCCGACCGCCCGCCGGAACCAGCGGGTTGAAGTCGCACGACTCCGCCGTCCCCTCGTTCAGGTACACCAACTGCCCGGCCGGCGTGCCGGACGTGTACACCACAAACAAACAGCCCGGCGCGTACCCGGCCTGACCGTCCGCCGGAGCCTCCGTCCCGGCCGCGAACAGCCGGCCAACGTTCGGCACCGCCAACAAACCGTCGTACGCGCTCTGCCGGATCACCTGCCTCGACATGCCAACGCCCTCCTCAACTCATCGGCGACCCGTTGTAGGTCACCCGCGTAATCCTCTGGCCCTCCCACACGCTGCCGTCCCAATCCGGCGTCGTGTTCCTGCCCAGATTCATCGGCTTGTTCCGGCTGTCCAACACGACCGCCGCCGCAACCGACTGCTGCCACGCCCGCTCCCGTGGCCCCGCCTGGCCGTCCACCTGCAACTCCGCCGCCGCCAGACAGGCGTCGATCCTCGCCTGCGCGAACTGCGGACCGCCATACGCATACCGCAACGTCCCGCTCAGCGCGTCCGGCGCAAGGTAATACTGCACCTGAACCGTGTAATCCCCGTCCGCCGCCGGCCAGAAATGCAGCCGGAACCGCTGCCCCTTCGAGTGATCCGGGTCGCTCCACGGCTCCTCGCACACCATCACCGGCCGACCCGTCACGTCCGGCCGCTCCGCGTGCATCCGGTACACGCTCCCGATCAGACCGAACCGGAGCGCCGACGACCGCGAACCACTGTCCTTCACGATCAACGGGTCGTAATGCCCGCCCCAGTCCGGCGGACACGCAATCGTCGATTGCCCCGACAACAGCTTAAACTCGCCCACCGGCCTCAGAAAACTCCACGGGTGGCCGAAGAAGTAGAACCGCCGCAGCCCCTCCCGGACCGCCGCGTCGATCGTCCGCTCCTGCGCTTCCGTCCACGCCAAATCCCCGGCAGCGGCCCCACGGCCGTAGCCGAGGAAAAAGCCGACCTCGCTTTGGAGGTCGGCGTAGTCCGATACCAGCGTCGAGTCCGCCATCAGAGCGCCATCGCCGCCTGAGCCGCCTCGATCCGCGAGACCGTCACCGACGACACCACCGCGCCGGCGTTCTTGACCGCCACAATCGGCGTCAGATTCACATCGTTCGGGAACGGGTTGCCCGCCGTGGACGGCACCGCATAGCTCGTCGTGAGCACCCGGTTGTTCGCCACGTAGTACAGCCGCCGCTCCGCCGCCACGTACCGAAGACCCAGCCGGATGTACCCGGTCGCGGTAAACGGAGTGAACAAAGCGTCCGACTGAACCACCGCATGCGCCACGCCGTCGGCGCGGTACACCGTGTCAAAGTTCGTCGCCTGATTCTCACGCCGGTGGAACCCGACAAAGTTCAGGTCCGCCAGCGTCCCGTTGTCCAACATCGGGTTCGTGACCGTGAGGGTCGTACTTTGAATCAGGCCCACGAACAGGCCCGGATACGTACCCGTCGTCTGGTTGACCCGCAACCGGCACTCGAACGCGAAATCACCCCGCCCGTGCGCCAGCCGGAACGCCGGAACCGAACCGGCCAGAACGATCGCGTGGTTGTCCGTGTTCGCCGTCGCCAGCGTGACCGCCGGGTGAACGTCCGCGCTGACCGTGACAGACGAGCCGGCCGAACCGAACAGCTTGAAGCCGTTGCCCAGACTGGCTTCCGCGCCCGGCGTCACCGGGAGCGGGAACTGCGACGACCGCAACTCGACCAACTGACCCGCCGTCGGGTCTTCCAGAATCCTCGCAACGGGAATCCCCCGCCACACCGCCTGCATCCGCCCCTCATCCGTGTTCTCGACAAGGTTGCGGACCACATCCACATACGAAATCGCCATTTGTTACGCTCCGACCTTGGTTCGCCCCTTCTTCGCCGGACGCTCCCCAGCGGACTCGTCACCGGCCTGTTCTTCGGCCCCCTCCAGCACGGTCGCCGAATCGTACTCGTACACCGCGTCCACGTTGCGGTACACGCGGTAGCTCACCGTGACGCGCACCAGCACGTCGTCCTTCCGGACCGGCTGCGGCGCGCCGTGCGACTGGTGAAAACGATGCTTGACCAGCGGCTCCATCGTCTTCCCGTCGTTCGTGAAGCCGACCAAATGCCGGCAGTACCCGTTCTGGTCCACCCCCTCGTCGTCCATCCGACAACCGAACGGGCAGTGCGCCTGTTCCCGGAACTGCGACGGCGAAAACGCCGGCTTGGTCGGCCTCGTGTACGCTTCCATCTTTTCCGCTCCTCTCCTTCACCCGTTAGCCGGGATACGTGGTCCCGGTCGCGCCCACGAAACTCGTGCGGCGGTTGCGTAACACCCACTGGTACGTGCAGTCCACGTGCGTCGCCGACACCGTATGCTGACCCGGCACCTGCGGTACGTACGACTCCCGCAGCCACCAGCCCGCCAGCACATAGGTCTTGAAGTCGCCCCAGTTGAGGCCGTAGATCGGGTTCGTCGTGTCCGACTCCAGACGCGGAACCCACTGCACCGGCGCGCGGTTGAAGATGACCTGACCGGCGTAGACGTTGATGTCCGCGCCGAGGTTCTCGTTGCTCGCCCGCAAAAGCTCCTGAAGCGGGCCGATCACGCCGTAGTTCGTGTAGAACGCCCAGTTGTTGCCCGTGGACAGGTTCGGAACCCCCTCCACCGGGGGCTTGAAGTCAACGAACTGAGCCGCCTTGCTCATCTTCCGAACGAAATCTTCCGGCGACACGTTCGTGTACAGGAACGTCCAGTTCCGCCAGCGGGGATACGTGACGCTCGAAACGCCCAACGTGGTGTACCCGCTCGGCATCCCGCCGTTGAACCCCTCCGTCGCGTTCTTCTGCAACCACGTGTTGATGCCCCACGGCGTCACCGTGTCGTCCACCGCCACCGGTGGACCCCAGAAGTTATCCTCCATGAGCGCCGCCAGCGCGATCATGGCCCCGATCCGACGCTCCTGCTCCAGGTCGATCAGCTTGGCAGGGTTGGCGTTCATCGCCACTTCCTGCCCGATCATCGCGTAGTTCGTGGTCGAGTTCCGCCAGTCCGCCGTAGCGGTGATCATCGTGTCGGGGATATCGACTTCGTCCGAATACCCGAGGCCCACGTTCCGGGCCTGCCGGTTGTGATCGACCATGATCCGCCATTCCACGGACCGGCCGCTGTCCACCGTCACCCGGTTACTCCGCAGCAACTGCGACATGGCGACGTGCGATTGAAGCTCCGTCGCAATCTCCGTAAACCGCAGCTTCTCGAAGTACGGAAGCGTCTGGACGACCAGATTGTTCAGGTCTTGCGCCCTGAGTACCGACATGCTCTACCCTCCTTTTCCCCCGCCGGACCCGCCGGCTTACCGACCCCCGCCCACCGGCGGGAGAAAATCTTTCTCCACGTCGATCTCGGGACCGGCCGCCTCCCGCTGACGCATCAACTCCTTGAGCGCCGCAATCGCCGCCTCCCGGCCCCGCGCCGCGTTCGCCGGCGAACCACCGTTCACCGGAGCCGCCGCCGCGTTCATCCACTGCTGCTTCGTCGGCCGCGCCGCGTCCGCCTGACCGCCGTAAATCACCCGGAACGCCTGCTCGGCCGCCTGCGCCGCGTCGCCACGGTAGTACTTCTTCGCCAACTCCACCAGCGCCAACCGCCGGTCATGCTCCGGCGTCCCCGGCTCCGCCGTCTGACCGAACAACGCCGGGTACCGCGCAAAGAACCCGTCCAACTGCGCCTTGACAGACTGCGACCGCTGCTGCCTGACGCCTTGCTCCACCGACTCCAGCCGCGCCGTCAACTCCACGATCGCCTTGTCCCGCTCCTTGATCGCGTCCGACAACTGCCGGAACACCGTCACCATGTTCGGCGCGTAATCGCTCTCCTGCAACGGCTGACCGTCTGCGCCACGCCCCCAGTCCCGGATGATCTCCGGAGGCGGCGGCGGCTCGGCAACGCCCGATTCCTGCCGAGGAGCTTGCAGCATGAACCGCTGCGCCACGCGAACCGCCGCCATCAACTCGTTGGTGCTGGACGACTGAATCTCGCTGTCCGGAATCCCCAACTCCCGCGCCATCGCCACCAGCGCCGGGTTGTGCCGCTCCCCGGCAGGCTCCGAAGGCGGAACGTGGATCGGCTCCTTCGCCTCCACGCTCACCCCCTCCGGCGGACTCACCTTCGTCTGACCCAACAGACCCGCCGCCATCGGCGCCGCCTGCTCCAGCGTCAGCCTCGCATCCGCTTCGGCCGTCGTTTTCTGTTCGCTCATCCGCTCCTCTCCCCTGACACGTTGCGCAAATCGTATCACGACTTGACCATAGATCAAGTCACGTGTTCACAATCAGCCCGTCCAGCGTCGCCGCCGCCGACGCCACCACATACGGCGTCTGCATCCCCGACCCGGCACGGAAAAGGCAACACCCGCCCGGCGGGATCGTCGCCACCGCCACGCCGCCAGCCGCGTTTTTCAAGGTAAACGTCGCCACCGTGCTGTAATTCACCAGCATGATCCAGCCCGGCGTCACGTCCCCCAACTCCAGCGGCTCGTCCGTGACCCCCACGCTCTGCGATAGCCGCGCCACCTTCTTGTTCGCCACGTTGGCGGTCAACGCCTTGGACAAATCCGCCAGCCGGCCGTCGGCGTCCTCGTACTTCAACTTCGCTTCCAACTTCAGTTCATTCGCCACGGCCCACCCCCTGCCGAAGCATCTCCAGCGGTACGCCCTCCGGATGCCGGTGGTACGTCACGTTCACCTTCCTTGGACCGCCCCCCTCCGCCCAGATCGGCGCGGCCGGCGTCGGATACTTCCAGTGCGGCGGGCGCGGAACGTCCGGGCTGTACAACCACGGCTGCGCCTCCAACTGGTTCCCCCGCGTCTTCCGGAACCCCACGAACGCCACGTTCTCCAGCACGTTCCCGTCCGAATCGCCCCCAAACACGAACCCGCCGCCACGCAACTCCATGTTCTTAAACACGTTGCCCCGCTGCGGGTTCAGCCCGAACAGCCGCACGTTCGCGTCGTCCAGCACGAAGTCGTTGAACACGCACCCCTCGACACGGGCGTTGTACAAGTTCACGTCCCCGCCGCACCCGAACGCCCGGAACCGGTGGAACACGCACCGGCTGAACCGCTCGCCGAAGTACGGCTCGAACAGCAACAACTCGTTGCCGTTGTCCACGTGCCCCACGTCCCGCAGCGTGATCCCCGTCATCAGGATGCCGTGAACTTCCCCGGCCGATTCCCGCAGAACCGGCCCACGGTCCGTCCCGTCGAACCGGCACCGCGCCACCATCACCCCCTTGGAACCGTTCACGCACAACGAGTGCGATTCACCCCTCGGCCCCACGAGGCCCACAAAGTCCGTGTCCACCACCAGCCCGGCGTCCGCGTTCAACGTCACCCGCTCGAACCGGCACCGCTCCACCAGCAAATCCCGGCAGTTGAACTGCCCGAAATCCGCCAACTCGTCCCCCACCGATCGAACCACGCAGTCCGCCATGTGCAGGTTCTCGAACCCCTGCATCAGCGCCCGGTTCGGGACCAGAAACGTGATCCCGCAAAACGCCACGTCCGCCGACGGCGGCCAGAACAACAGCCGGTCGTAAGCGTGCGTCCCCTGCTTGGGCGCGTTCGTCGTCAGCGTGGCGCCATACCCCAACAGCCGCGTACCACGCGGCAGCCGCACCGGCCGGGGCAGAACGTAGTACCCGGCGTCCAGCCGCACGTCCGTGTTCGGCGGCAGCGACTCCACCGACAGGAAGTTGAACGGGTTCAGCCGCGCCGTCCCACGCGACTCCCGAACCACCGACACCCGCACCCCCGTCGCCCGCCCGCCGATCACCACGTCGTACTCGCCCGGCGGCGTCCCCGGAACCACCGTCGCCTTCAGGTGATACCGGTCGTAATGCAACTGCCCCGTGTACTCCGACCGCGCCATCCGGAACCGCCGCTCGCCGGCGACCAACTCCACGTCCCCCAGCGGTACCCCCTCCGGACGCCACAACGCCAACGAGGCGTGCGGCGGGTAATCCAGACTCAACGCCGTCCGGCTCGCGTAATACTCTGGAAACGCCACCAGCAACAACGCCAGCATCTGTACACCCGCAAATGAGAAGAGCGGCCGGCAGGGGTTGTGCCAGACCCCCACCGCCGCTCCTCAGGCGCTCTCACGCCTATGTATCACGCCCTCGGCGAGGAGTCAACTACCACCACGCCGACGGTCCAGCAGCGCCCTGACCAGATTGCCGACGAGGCTGACCAGCAGCGCCAGCGTCGCCGGGTCGATCCCCGCCGGAGCCGCGCCCACCACCTTGCCCGTCGCCTCCAGTTCCACAAGCGCCTGCTCCAGTTCGCCCGCGTCCTTGGCGGCCGAACCGATCACCTGAGGCTCCAGCAAAACGCCCAGATACCCCAGCAGACGGCCGGCGGACGCCAGAATCTGCCCCACGTCCTTCCGGCCCAGCGCCGCCGCCAGCGCCTTGACTTCCCGAATCACGTCCAACACCGTCACCGCTCCCATGACACACACCCCCTTCAGATGACCCACGAAATCTCCCGCGCCGGGAACCCGGTGACCCCGGCAATCGCGTGAGAATCGCCCTGCCGCAACATCCGGTCGATCACCTTCGCGTCCGCGTAGAACCCGCTCGGGCACGGCTCTCCAGGCCCCAGAGGCCCGGTGTGAGCGTTCGCGCCCCAGCTATTCTCGATGTGACCAACTTCCCGGCCGTTATTAAACGTGTGATAGCCGTTGCCGTACATGCAGTGCATCCACGTTCCACGCGGCGCGCACACCCCGTTGTCGTCCCGCCGCATCTCGAACCCCTGATCCGAACAGATCGCCACCGCGTACCCGCTCGCAATCGCCCGCTTGAACTCGTCCCAACTCCGCACCGGCGACACGTCCTTGACCGGGAACTTCCGCGTCACCTCCTGCAACTCCGCAGGTACCCCCACCCGGCCGAACTCCCGGCACCGCTCCTCCGAATACTCCCGCAAATCGTACCGGCCGTACACCCCGCGCGGCACAAGGCCGTACTGCACCAGAAACTTCGCCGCCCACGCCCCGATTGACCCGTCCCCGCTGATCCGCCCGCCTCCAATCTGCACCCGCGACCCGCCGTACGTCACCTCCTCGACGTAATGCGTGAACTCCTCCGGGTCGCCCATCGCCATTTCCACGACCGACGTGTCCTCCGCCGCGCCGTTGTATCCGAACGCCACGCACGAACCCACCCGCAACTGATTCTTGGGCACAATCGGTATCCCCAGCTTGCGGTATGCGTGCCACAGATACACCGACTTCGGCAGGTCCGCCCTTTTGCCCGCCGGCGTGTCCCCGAACGCCGGTGTCGAAAACGTCTTCGTCGTCTCCGCCACCGCTTCCGGGTCGTTCACCCAGCCGAAGTTCCGCGCCATGCTCACAGCCTCCGCAGAATCTGCGCGACCCGCGCAAAACCGCTCTTCGCCTTCTGTCGCAACTCCGGAGTCAGCGGAACGCTCTCACGGCCCAACTCGGCGGTGAAAAACTCCGCGATCCGCTGCCGCACCGGCTGCAAACGCGGCAGCGGAACAGCCGCCTGCGCGATCCGCGCCGTCTCCGCGAACAACTCCCGCGTCGTCTCCGACCGGTCCACCAGCGGGCCGAACGACTCGTACGCCTGCGCCAGCTTCGCCGCGTCCTCCCGCTTGGTCGGCGACTGGTCCGCGCCGAATATCGCCGCCACCGCCTCGTACAAGGCGTCCGCAGGCGGAGAGGGAGGAACAGGCGGGGCAGGCGGCACGGCGTCCCCGATCACCACGACCGTCCGGACCGTCTGCGCCTCCGTCCGGCCGTCCGGAGAGAGCCGCACCACAATGCACCGCACGGAGTAGCGGCCCGGCGGCCCGGTGAACACCAACGACCGGTCGAACTCCGCCACGTCCGCCACGCCGTCCGGCGACACGTCCCAGATCACCGCCGCCTTCGGGTCCACCCCCTCCGCCGTCAGACGCGCCAGACGGTGCGCCGGAACCTGCTGGTCCCCACGCACCACCATCTGACCCCACCCGCCGGCACACCACGCCAGCGCCACCACCAACGCAGACGCGACGCGATTCATTTCCTGCCCTCGAACCTTTCCATGATCTTGTGGAACTCCGCCATAAGCGCCCGCGTCGTCGCCTCCGTCTCACGCTGGCAGTGATCCACCACCATCTGCAACTGCTCCTTGAACTCCGCCCGGGATGCCGCCATGTCCGAAACGTACTTATGCTGCAACTTCTCCACCAGCGCGTCGTGCCTCGCAAGCAGCGCCGTCATCTGCTCCGTGTGACTGTCCGCGTACTCCTTCGCCTCCTTGTCCTTCCGGGGCAGATGCACCATCAGCAGCCAGCCCAGAACCGCGCCCAACAGCCCGGCCCCCAGCCACCCCGCGCCGCCCGAGAGCGGGTCCCCGACCTGACTGAGCAGAAGCGCCAGCATGGATTACCCCTTTCAGTTGTAGCCGTCCCGGTCGAAGAACCCCTCGACCTTGAGCAGCCTCTTCCGGTCCGCCGCGTCCGGGATCACGCACTTCCCGTCCGGCCGATACCGCGCATGTACCCCGTGCCGCTTGTTCCGCTCGTTCGCCTCGGCCACCTGATCCGGATGCACCGCCAGCGCCACGCTCACCATCGGCCAACCCTTGGTCGATGTCCCGCCCGGCACATCCCCCGCCCGCGACTCGGGCGCCGGATACCGCTGATAATACTCCTCCTCCGTCACCGGGCGACCGTCCAGATAATACTCCCACCGGTCACCCTTCAGCCGCATCCCGTCAGAACGCATTCTGCTCCCCCTCCGGCGCGCCGCCAACGTCCGCGCCAAACATCCTCGCCACCGAATCCCTCGCCGTACTCTGGCTGTCCCGCGTACTCACGCTCCGCCGGATCACCTCCTTCGGCTCTCCCGTCTCCACCCGCGCGCCGCTCAGGTCCAACGGCTCCGGCCGCATGACCTCCATCTGCTGCAACAACTCCGGCAAATCCGGCTGGTCCTCGTACTCCGCGATCTTCTTGAGCAGGTAGCTCGGGTCGAGCGACAAACCGTACTGCTGGAACAGCGGGGCCAGCGGCGTATAGACCTGCATGACGAACTCCTTGAGCCGACGCGACCGCGACTCCGGCGTGGACGCAGACAACGAGTACGGGTCCACGCGGATCGTCGGAACCGGACCCGTCCGCGTCAACTCCCCCGCCGCCAGCCGCGCCACGCTCTCCACGCTCGACGGGTCGTACCCCCCCAGCCGCCGCGTCATCCGCGCCTCCGGAACCCCCGGAACCGCGTAATCCACCTCCATCATCTTGTCCGGGTGGTTCCACCACAACCACACCAGCTTCTCCCCCACCGACTTGGTCCGCTGCAACACCACCGACTGCATGTCCGAAATGCCCACGCTCGCGTTCTCGTTCAGCAACGCCTCCTGCCGCGCCGTGCCCGACTGCGGACTCCGACCGCCCATCAACTCCAGATTCCCGCCCACAAAGCTGAACAGGCTCTTCCACAACTCCGCGAACCCGTTCAATGGCTGCGAAATCTTGGCCCCGAACACCGCCTCCGACACGCTCCCGGGGTCCGACACCGCCACCACGTCCCCGTTTCTGGCCGCCACGATCCGGTCCGCGTCGTCCACGTTCGTGGACCGCACCAGCCCCACATGCTTCATGTCCACCGTCACGTCCACCAGCTTGCGGTACGCCACGTTCGCCGCCTCGTGGATCAGCCGCAAATCGCTCATGGGCGCCTTCGGCATCAGATTGTCCGCCACCAGACCGAAATCCCAAAAATCGTACATCCCCGACGGCGGACCAACGTACTCCCTCTCCTCCAACGCCTTCCCGTCCTCCGTCAGGTCCGGGCCGCCCATCGCGGAGCTTGAAAACACGTAAACGACCTTGTGCCGAGGAACGTAAATCTCCCACAGGCAACTCATGTCCTCGAAGTCTTCCTGCTGCGGGAACTCGCCCTCCGAAATCGACCGCGCCCTCGCGTCCCCCTCCGCGTTGAACGAACTCGGCCGCGTGACCGGCACCTTCCGGCCGTACACGTCTTCCGCCATCCTCGTCGGCATCCAGAACCGGTGCCCCACGTACCGACACTCGCTCAGCCGCCGCGCCCCCGTCTCGAACACCACGTCGTCCAGACTCACCCGGCTCACGATCGCGTCACCGGCCTGCACCCGAAACCCCGTCCGCTCCGCGTCCGCCGGCGAAGCGATGCACGTCTTCGTGATCCCCACGCAAGCGAGCGCGTCGTACACCACCTCCATGAGCGTCCGGGCCAGGCCGATGTCCTCCACCCACTGGCTCAACCACGCCTGACAGACCGAAACGTGCGCCCGCATGGCCCGGTCGTGCGTCGTCAGCATGAACCGTGGCGCCTTCGGAATCAACTGCCGGCCCACGATGCTCTGATACATCGACAGCAGGTTCACCGGGTCCCGCTTGACGTTCAGCCGCCGGCCGTAGTGATAACCGGCGATGATGCTCGCCAACTCCGCCGCGTTCATCCGGAACGGCGTGAGCCACTGCCGGTCGTATCGCACGCACCGGACCAGCCGCTCCAGATCGACTTCGTACTTCATGGCTCCCACCTGTCACGCGACGGAACCGCCGCCAACGCCCGCCGACCTTCCAGCGTCATAATACTGGCCGCACGCTCCACCTTCCGCTCCGGCTTCTTCGTCAACCCCATCGAAAGGCACGTCTTGTACGCCAACGCCGCCGCAATTACCCGGTCCGCGTGGTTGAGCCGCGCCCCGGACGGGTCGTTCACGCTCCTCTGGTTCGCGTTCTCCACCGTCCCCTGCTGCGTCCACCGGAAGTTCAGCGTCTCGTCCAAAGTCAACTCGCTCAGCGACACCACCTCCCCCGTCGCCAAACCCCTCTGAAAGTCCGCCAACAACCCCACGATCCCCTGCTGCGTCGGGTTCCACCCCGGCTCCGAAGACCGCTCCATCTTGTAACTCAACGGGTTCCTGTTCTGCTCGTAGTAACAGTTCTCGTAACCCACGTCCCCCAGCCGCTCGTAAAACTTGCTCCCGGCCCCCTGCTTTTCCCAGCACATGAGCGCCGGCCGACCGTCCGCCGTGCAGCACAGCCGGCCCAACGCCGCGCAGAACTCCGCGAACTCCCTCGGCTCGATGTTCGGGTCCGCGTACTCCGCCACCACCAGACCCGAGTCCGCGTCCATGACCGCCGCGCAACTGTTCGTACTCCCCGTCCCCAACGCCACGTCCACCCCCATCCCGTACCGCCCGTACGGCATCCGTCCGTTCTCCGGCATCTTCCACAACCGCAACGGACCGCCATCCGCCTGAATAAGCCGGATCGCACGTCCCGTGGACGAGTCCACGAACAAATACCCCTCCCACACCGGGTCACGACACCGGTCCTTGGCCGCCTGAACCAACACCTCGTTGAAGAACTTGACGCTCGAACCCCGAGGGTCGATGTCCAAATCCATCGCCACCGCACGAGGCGTCCCCTTCCGCACGCACTCCAGATCGTACCACGGACTCCGTATCCCCGGAAACGGACCACCCGTCGGACTCCCCGTCGTCACAAACTCGTAATCCGGCGGAAAGTTGTACTTGGTGTCCAGAATCTCGTACCCGCCCGGAAAACTCCGGTACAACCCCGCCCGCTTGACCGGATGCTGACTCCAATGCACCGTCAGCTTCCGAATCTCCGGCGTGTTGTGCGTCAACTGGTAAAACTCCGTGTCCGTCCCCAAATGCGTGCCGTTAAAGAACCGCGTACTCGCCGTGTCAGACGTTCGCTGCCGGATCAAATGACCCTCCCGGATCAGCGGAAACTCGTCCACGAACACAATCGTCGCCCGTCCACCCACACCCGCACGACCCGTCGCCGCCTCCCCCGTCACCACCGAACCCGTCTTCTCATACCCCACGTACATCTTCCGCCGCGTAATCCGCCCCCGCAGCCAACCCGGCAACCTCTCGTGCATGAAGTCCAGCTTCCAAAACAAACTGTTCGGACTCGGATCGTCCACCGCGTCCGCCGTCTTACTAACAAACAACGCCTGAAAATTGCTCTGGAACAACGCACAATAATCCGACACGATCAGAAACAACCACGTAATCCCCATCTCCTTGCTCTTCTGACACACCAAATCCGTCCCGGACTCGATGCTCTCCAGCATGGCCCGCACCGCGTCGTACTGGTAGTCCCAGCAAATCCACGGCTCCACCCGGTGCACCCCACGCTTCCGAGGGTTAAACTGCCACACAAACGTGTTGATGTAGAAGAAAACGTCCCTCTCACAGGCGTGCAACAACGCAGCCTGCACCGCCCCATCCCCCTCCGCCGCCCTCAACACCCTCCGCCGCCACCGCAGATTCCCCTCCAAATCCGTAGGTATCTCCCGGTAATACTCCACGCTCAATCCCTCTTGGGAGCCTCCGGATGCGGTATCCGCCACATCGCGTTCCCGCTCCGCCTCACCTCCGAACTGTCCACGTGAATGATCTCCCCCGTCTCATACAACGCCACCACCCAAATCGTGTTGATCGAGGGACCGTAATCAATCAAAAACAACGCATCACCGTCCCCCCTCGGCGTCCGCACCCATATCTCCGGCATTATCCGATGAATCATCATCTCCCAACAACCTCCTGATAATCTCCTCCACCATCCTCTCACCCATCCCGTCCGCTACACCCTCCCCCACCTTGGCCCGCAATTCCAAAACCTTCCGCTCCTCCCACTTACGCCGCGTCTCCAGATGCTCAAACTCCATCTTCTCCCACTGAGACAGAAACTTACCCGGGTCCTTCTCAAATACCACCCGCAACTGCACGTCCACCGCGTCCCGCCAATCCCCACCACCCATCGCCACCCGCCGCATCCTCGCCAACAACGCCGACGGCACACGAGCCTCCCCCTCCAACCGCTCCTCCACTATCCTTGCTATGTCCTCACGAGTTAACTCCATGCCACGCCCCCCAGTCACCTGCAAAAAATGCTTCTTCACCTGGATACCACGCACCGACCGCCCAAAACAATGCCGAAAATGCAGAACCCGCACCTGGGACCAACCCGCCTCCATAACCCCTCGCGCACACTCCCTCTCCAAACTCCCCTGCCACCTCTGCCAACGACTCGGCCCCACACACGACTGCCCACTCTGCATGTCACTCAATTTCACCCTAGCAAAATCCGTACCAACGTAAAATTTTGCCCCCGACCCTCACTTTTCTAGCTAGTTTTTCGCACCTAGTGTTTCATTTGAAACATTATGAGAATGTGCTCATAATTTCCGAAGCGTGAAACACCACCCCCCAAAGGCCAAAACCACGGGAAGGACAAGGGGGAGGGGGAGACCGGAAAAACCGGACGAGGGGGGTTAAGTCCTACGCACACGTGCAGGGGACCCCCCGGGGTCTGGTTCGCCCGGCGGGCGTGCGGGCGGGCGGGGGCCCCCCCTCGCGCGCGCGCGCGCGTGCGTGCGGGCGCGCCCTCCCCCCAAGGGACCGCGCGCGGGCCTGCAGGCGAGCAGGCGAGCCGGCGGACGAGCGATGACGCCGATGGCAAGCTAGGCAAGCTGGGCCGAGTTTGCCGGTTTTGCCGATTGTGCGGGCGCGCCGGCGAGGGGACGCGAAAAAATCCGCGCGGTCGGGTTGCCGGCGAGCCGAGCCGTGCTCAGAATGGCTACGTCGACGCCATGAGCGCCGTCACCGCCCCGGCGGGATCCGGGAGAGGATCACATCATGAAAGTCTCCGAAGCAATTGGCCACGTCTACGGCGCCCTCGCCGGCGATGCCGACAACGACCGCGACCGCGTCGCCCTCGCCCGCCAGCGGATGCGGGACGTGGCCGACGCCATCGCCGACGTGCGGCGCGTGCTTGACATCGGCATGGATGCGCGAGACGCCGAGGCGCTGAGGGGCGCGGTCCGCCTCGCCCTCGCACTGCTCGCCGAGGGGCGCTGACCGTTTCCGTCCCGCCCTCGGGCGCCGTGCCTGCGGGCGGGTTTTCTCACTCACTCACTCACTCACTCACCGGAGGGACGCAAGATGATCTACACCCGCATGGGGTCGCCTGTCAGGGTTGTGGCGGCCGGCGACGATGGGGTCGTCCTGGTGGAGTACCAGGAAGACGGCGACACACGCGAAGTCCATGTGGGCGATCTGCGGGCCGACGGCGGCGCGGCCGAGATCGATGAGGCCATCGCCGGCGCCATCCACGCCGGGCGTGGCTAGTGTGACAGACCCCATTGCACCCGCCCGCCTGGTGCGGGCGGGTTTCCTCAACCCATCACTCACCCACCAACGGAGGCTGACATGACCAACACCCTAACCACCCTCACCCCTGCCCGCGTGCGCGAGATTCTCGCGCTCGCAGCCGTCCACAAAGCGATTGACGATGAAGACCAAGGCGCGGCGCGGCTCTGCCCAGAGGCTGTGTTGGCCATGCACGGCCGGTTCATTGCTCGCTATGTGACCGAACTGTCAGACGACGAACGCGCCGAGGTGGCTGCGCTCTCACCCGCGGCCGGACGGCGCGCCCTGCGTCGCGCGGCGCGTCAAGACCCTCTTGCCGCGCTCGAGCACTGCCCGCGGGCGTTGTCGCTCGCGGCGCGCAGCCGGGCGGCGCTGCAAAATCCGAAGCTAGGCATTGCCCGTTCCCACTGGCTGGATTGTCGCACGATCCGCCGGCTCGCGCGACTGGCGCCGGACGCATGGAAGCAGCGTCTAGCGGAGCTGCGGGCGGCGCTGCCCGCCGACCGTCTGGCCGACTGACACACACTTCCCCTCGCCCGCACCGTGCGGGCGAGGGTTTCCTTCCCTGATTGCACCAACACTGAGGACTCACCAATGGCAACCAGCTTTCACGTCACCTGCTACGGCGCGTACGGCCGGCGATTGCCCTCCGACCTGGAGGGGTACTGCCACCTGCGAGCCCGCGACTGGGCCGATGCGCCCATGGCATTTCATGTGACCCGCGACCGCGCCCGTGAGCTGGCGCGCGAGGCACGGCGGGCGGTCCGACGGGCCGAACGCGCCCTCGCTCGATGGCGCAACGGAAACTGACACACTCCCCCCGTCCGCACGGCGCGGGCGGGGGTTTAATCAACGCCGGCACGCCGGCACGGGGAGGAGACCAATCATGTCCGAAACAACCCGCGCAGCCCAACTGTTCCACCTGGAACACACAGACACCGTCCTGATCCGCGCCCGCAAGCGAGCGGACGGCGGGTTCAGCCCTGCCAAGGGCGGGCAGCACGTCTTTAAGTGCAACACCCGGCACACGTTGCGTCAGCGATGTGACATCGTGACGCGGGCGCTCACCATCATGCACCACGACGCCAACGCATCGCCGGCGCTGATCGTGGTCGCGATCGAGCAAAAAGGCGAGTGGGAAGTCCTCGGCGCCATCTGCGAGCGGGGGGACTGGCCGACGTTCGCGCCGCGTGATGAGCTGCGCAAGACTAACGCCTACAATGAGGCCGTTCTCATCGCGGCGGAGCACCTCGACCGCATCGTCACGATCTTGCAGGAAGACTTTGACCGCGTCCTTCTCACGGACGGCGTCGATATTACGGTACATTCCTCTTGACCAATGCGGCAGCGGCTTCCAGCCCGCTGCCACTTCCCCTCGCCCGCATGGTGCGGGCGG